CTTCATAATTTATTTTTTTCGCTTTATTTAAAAATTCTGATTGCTTACAAATTTTTTCTATTTTCTTTCTAACTAAGCTGTTATGTTCTTTTTTCTTCTTTATACTTCTCTTTGTGTCTAACGTATTCAACAATTCGATAATTTCTTCTTGTTTCTCTTTACTTAATTTAACATTTTTCAAAAAATTAATTCCAAAAGTGTCTACCATATTATTACTAATTCTTAAATCTAATAATATATTTCTATCGAAATTTATTAGGCTGCTTGGAACTGCCATATCGACATGATCTAATCTTTGGTTAAAATATAATTTATACGTTTTTTGTAATATGTCTTCTTCTTCTTTTTCTGTTAAATTATACCATTGTTCTTCATCTTTATTAGCTTGTGTTAATAAACTATAAAAAGACTTCTTAACTTTATACTTATCTTTATAAATTATAAACTCGTTAGCATCTATCTTAATTAGACATTTATATGCTCTAACTCCAGTAGTATAACCATATTTTTCAGGTGTTTTAAAATTAATATTTACATAATCTGGCCTCTCTTGTATATCTACATTCATAAAATCATCTTTGTATATATATTTTTTAGGAAATCGACGTCCTTCACTTTGTCTTAATTTTTCATAATTATCTTGTTCTTGTTCTGAATCACTATCACTCGGATTATATTTTAATGTTAAAAAATGTTGAATTTTATCAATTAATTTATTCATTGTTTTATTTATTGAAACAAATTGATCATCAAAACCTATATACCTATTTGGATATTTTATACTTGCTTTGTAATGTTTATCATATCTTAATAGTAAAGACGCACATAACTGGCGTTTATTAGGTTTAGAATTATCTTTATTAATTATTTCGTTACCTTGAGGTGTATCTACTTCATTGATTGAATCGCAAAGGTTTAGTTCTTCCATATTTTAATTGGAGGGCAGTGAGATGCCAGCTACTTAAAAACACTTTGTTAAATTATCAAAATTTTTAGCTTGCATTATAGCATTCTTTGTATACACGTACTTTTGTATTTCGGCTAATGTGTCTAGATTCAATAAAGGATCAGGTATAACTTCAATAATTTGCCAATATTCAACTAAATATGTATTTGTGCTCGGTACTGTATTAAAATCAATTTGATAAACCACATTTATACCAGTTGGATTATTATTCCATTGCGCATATTTATATGTGCTATTTTGAAAAGAAGCACCTAAATACTCTGTAGGCTTCTGAAATATATCATTTCCTTCATAAATGTTATATTCATTTATAAGTGCATTGTCACAAGCTGAATATGTTTTCATAATACTAGTTTGATCTTTATTTGAGGTTATAGTTGCTAACCAACTCTGTTTCATCTCTGCTTGCATATTCGTAGCGTCTGGTGGATTTTGTGAATCATACATAAATGGATAAAATGTTGTATCATTTAATTTATATATTGTATATGAACCTGTTTTAGTTTGATATGCCGTTAAATTAGTAATTTTAGCAGAATAACATACAACTCTATAAGTTCCATATAAACCACATCTACCACTTATTTTCGGACCGATAGCGGCATTTGGTAAATTATTTGTTGGTATGTATACAGAAATAGCATTTGTTGCTGTATCAATTGCTGTACCATTATTGACTTCAATAGAACCATAGCTTGAACTATCATAATTCGTAAACGCACAAAAATAAGGAAACAAAATTAGATGTGTAGTACCTGTACTTAACGCTGAAATTTCAAACTTTGTATAAACTGCCATATATTTAAATCTAGCAGAAGTGGGAAAAATGCTAACATATCTTGTTGTTTTATACATTGAATATGCTGTTGCAACTTTATCTGTTCTAGGTTCTTTATTATTCTTTCTAGGTTCTTTATTATTATTGTTTACTCTTGGAAATAACTTTAACGATAATTGATTAAACTGTCTTGTTAATTTCTTGATTTGATTATTTTGTTGCTTATTCATTCTATTATTATTATTAATTGGTCTTCTATTCATATTACGATTATTCTTAATACCCCTAAATCTTCTGACTCTTCTTATAGGATTATTTACACGTGCATTATTGTTGTTTCTATTATTAAGTTGTACACGATTATTGACACGTTGTCTTCTATTATTATTATTATTTCTTCTACCTCTTACTCTATTATTAACTCTAGAATTCATCTTAAATTTATTAAATGGATTTTGACGCACAGAAATCCTTACGTGTCAATTACTTCTAACCCACCCACCCTGCCTATGATGTAATTAATAATATATATAATAAATATTTAAATATATAATTAAATAATATTTAAGATATTTAAATAAATAGTTATTTAGAACTTGGTTATAAATCTATAATATTCGTCACCAGTTTCAATGTTGACACAATTAAATCCCCGAGAATGAACCAATTTATAATTTGTATTATACTCTTTTTCGGATACATTGTATATTTTATCAATTAAATTACAACTTATATCATCATCCAAGCTCTCACACATATCTAATTTATCATAGTATTCATTTATATCTTCTTTTGTTATTTTAAAACTATTATAAAGGTACTCTTCAAAAATCTCGTTCATGCCAGGTTTATAAACTCTATCATGGTTTACATACTTCAAATGTTCCTGTAAATTATTGATCTTTCTATTATATGCACTCTGACTTTTATGTCGTAATGGATTCTTCATATGTATTCGCGAAGTAATACGTAACAATGTTTCACCATATTTTTTATATAATTCTATACTTTGATTATTAATCGTAATATTCTCACCAATAATTAATGCTAATTGATATTGCATATACTTATATTTTTTTATATTCTTAAAAGTATTTCTATATGTGTACGGGCACAGTTGGAAAAATCTATCAATCTTTCTAATCATTAAAAATTCTTGACTGACTTCATTATACAAAATAGTACATGACAAGTACTCTGCTCCAGTATAGCCCTTAACAACTTCAAACATTTTGCATATTTGGCCTAAACCATGTTTCTTCACTTCATCTACATGCCAGTAAACATATTTATATGCATATGATTTATATATTTCCACCCATTTGTTTAATGTCATTATTATCTGGTCATCACCTAAAACTTCAAAAAAGAAAACTACGTTATACAAAGTTCTAAGCAGACTTTTCTCAATCTTATAAATAATATAACGGATATATAAGTAACTTCTTAATGTATTACTAAGACAAGTATTCATCCTGCCTGATAACTGCGTGCCTTTTATTTTAAAGGTAAAATACTTTGCATAAATTGTGAACTCACTTTGATCTATAACTTTTAATACATCTACGGAATTAAAATATGTTAATATTTTATCCCTATTGAATTCATACACTCTTCTTAAGAAGTAACTATCTATATTTTTAATTAATATTTGATGTTGCGTACTGTCAAATGCACTTCCATCACAACATATAAAACTTCCAATTTCACCTAATTTCTTTGCCCATTCCTTAAAATTATTGCATTTCTGTTCATAATTCTTACCTGCTCCACACCATTCTTCTTTATGTATAATTCTCATACCATATTCACATACTAAACCAAATATCACTTTAGCTATCTGTTTCTGTGCACTAATGTTCCTGGCTTTGCCCTTAGGTAATTTCCAATGTATAACAATTTTCTCATCAGACTTATTATGCATTTTAAATTCCATTCTGACTTCATCTCCACGTAAATACAAATCATAACCATCAACATATTCTTTTCGCTTACTACCTAATTTTGAAAAATATTTTTCAAGACTAATAAAGTCATCATACTTAGAATAATAAGCTTCAATTATCCTATCTATTTCTCGCTTAGCAAATTTCAAAAAATTATTCATCTTACGTTCACTATATGTAATTCGCACTTGCACCTGCCTGTACACAGCCTCACACTGATTTAAACAACACGGATGTATTTTAAACGGTGAATTATCTTTAACAACTATGCCATTTACTTGAGGTCCTATGTTTGTTATAGGTTCACGATCATTGTGTTCATTGAATGAGCAATAAAATTGATGTTCTTTAGGTATATTAGTTACTTGATATTTATCAGGTACTTTTCCATAATGTTTTAACACTACATTATCAATTTTAGTCACATCATGACCTTTTTTAACTAACTTCATGAGGGTTTTAAAGTCACTTAAAAATCTATACATTTCATAAACATTATTAAAACTACAAGCACTAACTTTATAAATCTGAGCACATTTTATACCAGGTATGTACGACAATAATTTGAAAAATTTCAAGGCAACGTATTTTTTTGTTTTAATTATATCACTTAAACCTATCATATATTTTGTATACTTACTAGCCTGTTGTAAATTTATTAAGAAATCATATTTACCTGCTAATTCATTCAACCTGTCTTTATTTCTAATAGTTAAAAGACTTAAAATCATATTGATTGTCATTACTACGCCCGCTAATTTAAATTCAAAAGCAACCATGAACATTCCAATACAAGCAACAATGGGTTGTATTAAATTCAAGATTGTTAATTCTACTACACTATTAATATCCTTTCTAACTTCAGACCAATCCATCAAGTCAGTTAATTCACTTAATCCTTTAATTATATAATATATCATACTTGACATCATAATTGCCACTAAAAACAATAAAATTTGTGCGAATAATACCCAATGTTTATTTAATAACCACTTGTTGTATACTTTCATAAAACACTTATGTACATATTTAGACAAATTCCAAATAAATACGCCTAGTGCTAACAAAAAAAGTACAAAAGCTGTATATCTTAACAATAAAATATGATTAGGATAAATTACTCTAATTCTATACGTACCAAAATAATTCTTTATAAACATATCTAACATACCTTTTAGTTCTGTCCTATAATAAAAAACAATGTAAAACCAGCCTAATAACTGTCCGCCAACACTAATCTGATAATAAGTGTATTTAGGTTTAATCTTCTTAATAACGCGTTCATAAAAGCTTAATTCAGGTACTTTTAAATTCATTAATAGTAATATTGATATTAAATATATAACTATTAAACCAAACACATGAGTTATTAATATATTTTTCATTTTAACTACATGCAAAAATTCCGCAATCACTAATAATATATATTTACTACTAAAAAACTTCAGAAAGATATAACTTAATAATGCTAGTATTAATATAGTATAGGCTACCTTAAACCTGATAGTGACTACTAATTCTTTTTTATAACTCTGTATATAATTTTTAATTTTTTTTGGCATTGGTAATTTAGTTAAAATATCCACTAATTTATTTCTAACATAATATTGTTGTGCTATCTGTTTTTTGAGTATATTTATATACATCAATACTAGAATTATTACTACTAATAAACAGTATTCAAATTCTGTACTTCTTAAATATTTAGATAATTCTTTATATTCAAACTCCACATAAGTGCTGTTAAATACACTGTGATCACTAATTAATTCTTCTGTTTCAAGCATCGTTTCACTATTGACAACACTCAAACCATAACAATATTTAACACAGCAAGCAATTAAAATTAAAATTAATGAAATAAAATCTTTAAATGTCCAATTGTAAACTACAATACTTTTTATATATTTATTTTGATTCTCCTCTATATTTGTATTTACTAACTGAACTAACCCATCTACTTGTTCTTTTATAATCTCTTGACTTACAATAGTATTCTGTACATCCACACCAATTAATTGCCATATGAGAGCATAAACGTAACTTCGTACCAATTCCTCTCTTTCTGTTATTTTCTTTGTACTTAAATATATTAAACTAGATTTTATTGGATCGTAATTATATATATTAACTTTCAGATTATTCAAATCAATCATATCCAAATAAACTTTGTTATCTTTAAAATTAATCATTGAATAATATGTGTACTTGCAGTATAAACCTATATTAATTATTCTTGTATATATTATGTTGATACAAAATACAAAAAATCGCCAGAATCCCAATTTTTTATTTAATATATAATTATAGCCCATATCAAATATATCTATGCTATTACTTGATTGTATAAACTTGACTAAAGTACTTAGACCGTTTTTACCCAACTCGATCTTTAATTTAATATTGTCATATGTATCTTTAATTTTATTATATGCAGTTATTTCTTCCTCAATTTTATTCAAACTATTATACTCTAACTCTATTTGACCATTAATCAAATGTGCTATATGAGCGGCACTTATAGCTATATCAACTGCTTGTTCATATGTGATTTTCGGATTCCAATTTTCATCTGCACTTGTTCTCAATAATGTATTTGCATTATTTTTAATACTTTCAACATTTATATTGCTTCTATAAAAGGCAATAGCTCGTGAAAATCTTTCTTTATTTATTTGATAAGATATATTATTTCTTGTAACATTTATCTGACTTCCTACTACACCC